CAATTAAAACTTTATAACTTGAGATTACAAGTTCCATATTTTTTAGTATAGCGTTGTCTGTATCGGCTTGTTGTCTTTTACGACCTACAAACCAACCAGCAAAACCTGTTAAAGCGTTAGATAAAAAGAGTAGTATTGTTTCGTTCATATTAGTTGCAATTTACACAAGCATCATACTCGGGGCCTTGATAGTAAGGTAAGTTTCTATACCAATCATTTCTTCTCGGTGGTCTTCTCATACCAGGCCCAAAGTGTATTCCTGCGAAGTAAGTTTGACTCGTTGATGGCATACCATCTTTGTCCGAAAAACTGTAGAACCAAGGGTAATCACTTGGATAGGCTTGGACTCTGTCTAATAATCTTTGTGCGTAGAATTGATATCTACCCATCTCAATATCTCTCAAATAAGACATACCTTTAATGTCTATTGATGTCCCTTGTTCTGTATTACCTATCGTAATGGCTTTATTCATCTTACGAGCAAAAATCTCTGGCATAGCCTCAAAATATGCTCTATGAATGAGGTAAGGAGCAATATAATCATTCAACATAATACTATCGGCTTGAGACATAGTCCCACCCGATAATTGAACTGACTTTACGAGGTTCATATAGTAGTCATAACCTTTTGTTCCAATAAGAGTTTGTAATCCTAACTCCTGTGCCATATAGATTGTGCTTGTTAGCAAAGCCATATCTATATTTTGATTTAATGTCGAATACGCTTTAAGTTTCGTCTCGCTGATAAGTAATACTGTGCTCATTCGTTATATTCCTTTTGCTATATCAATTTGGTCTTGAATCTCCTATGGTAAGATTTGATTTTGAGTTATACCCAATTTGATTACTTTTTTATTTTTTAAGAACAGGATTTTCTCGAAAGTTTTAAGCATATCCTCCTGTATCGGGATTATCCGTGTCTGTAAGAACAAATTATAGGCATCTAACATTTCTGCTCTTCCTCCTAATTGTCCTGATGTTTTAATACCTAACAACATAGGTGATGATATACCCCACGCTGTAAGGATTGTTTGGTCTATCTGTGGTGCCATTTGTGAATACCAAGCATCACTTGCGTTGTTTGGTATTGGTTGTATAATTGGTGCCGTCTCGGGGTTCTCACTAAAGAATAGAAAAATCTTACCAGCGTTATTCGTAGATGTGTATTTTGACTCCAACTGCCTCATTATTATATCCATTTCTTCTTCACTCGGGGTTCCGTTTGTGAATGATACAGACATACTCGGCATCATAGAGTTTTGAGTGTTGTTTAGATGGAAGTTTCTTATCTCTATATCTAATTGAGATGTTGTTAAAGAAGCAATCCAATCAGGCGCTGGATAATAGGACATCATCGGTTGATACTTTTTAACATAGTATATTTGAGATGGGGCATCATCAACCATATTGAAGGCTGGTATTTCAACAGGCTTCCATTTTTGAGGATTGATTTGTGTTCCCTTCCAATCTACAGAATAGTAGTATGTATCAACATTACCAAACATATCCTCTTTACCCGCTCTCAATTTTGAGAAGTCAGTATGGTAGATTTCAGCAATACCTCCGTCATTTGACTTTACGATATTTAATGCGAAACCTCCAAAAATAACTCTATCAACAACACATTTTTCATATACCTCATAAAGAGTTTCACTTCTGTTTGCCATTCCAATAGCATTAGGGTCTCCCTCTTTAACGATGAGGTCTTTACCCTTTACACCATACATCGTAGCATTAGCACAAGCACGAGTAATTGGTGAATATTGATAGTTTGTAAGTAGGTGATTAGGAAAATTATTATCATCCCCATAGAAAATCCACGGCTTATTTTTTACCACCTCCATAAATTGGGGGACATACGCAGCGTTAAACTCGTGTATGTGTAATCCTGTTTTGTTTTTGTCGCTCATTACTAATAAATATCACTTTTTTTCATTTTATCCACATCAATACTTGTTTGATAGGTAGTTAAACATCTGTGCCATCTGTCCGTCAGTAAGTTTTTTATCAAAGAAGAATTGTTCTGTGTTAAAATCTATACCACCATCAAACATTAAACTAAAGATAGGGTCTGTAGCAATATAGGTATTTCCAAAACCCGTTCCTGACGATATGATACTCCCATTTTCCCATATCTCAAAGTTTATATCACTACCTGAATTATATGAACGCATCGCAACAGCAGTCCAAGCAGATAGAGTAATATTAGTATCTAACTGAATTGCTGCACCAGTTGTTGTTCTATTTTGGAACCTCCAAACAAAACCAGGTAAGTTAGGGTCAGTCATAGTTAAAAACGCTGCTCCACCAGGCCATCCAGGATTATCTGCCGCTGTGAAGATTTTACCTCCTCTTTGAGAAACTCCATCATCATAAATAAATCCAAACCAAGTGCATTCAGAAACATTAGAGTATTCACCACTTGAATTACGAAGTTGAGTAGCGTTTGTTCTCACACTACCTGATACACCTAAATAACCTGTTGCGTTATAATTAGGCCCACCAGGGTCAGCGGAGAATACAACACCAGCAATTTTATCAGTAGCGGTTAGGATTTCTTGATTTGGTATATCAATCGTCAAGGTTGAAGCATCAGTAAAGTCAATCCACCATAAAGCACCTAATGCTGGTGGAGTATCAGGTGCTGGTGTTGATGAAGGGGTTGGCGTAAAAGTAGGAGTTATGGACGGAGTTGGTGTGTTTGTCTGTGTCTGTGTGGGGGTCATCGTAGGAGTTTTCGTCATAGTTGGAGTCATCGTTGGTGTGGCACTTGGGGTTGGAGGTATTGGTGGGATAGATGGTATATTAAATGTATAACAAGAAGCAGGTTGTGATATGTTTGATAGATAATCAAATCCATCACCAAAATCTACATAGTTGATAGGAATACCACTTGAGTTTTCCCACAGATACATAGTTCCATTCACAAAATCTAATGGGAACTGAAGACCAGCAACATTCACAGCAATTGCTGTATTACCACTAAAATACATAGTCGAACCACCTATACTGATTGTGATAGGGATTTCTCCTATAAGTTGTGGATTGGTTGAACCAGAATAAAGTTGATAGTATCCTGTTCCACCTGATGCTGAACCATAAGTAAGAACAGTTTGTGTATTACCTGTGTTGTAATAGATGTTATACACTTGAGCACTATTACCTATCTCTAACCATTTGGTTAAACCTGATGTGGTTAAATTATACTTGTATAAAGTCGAACCTGTTTGTTCTACGAATGAGGCACTCTCACCGATGATAAGATTATTAGCATCAAAAATACCTAATGAATATGCTGCATTTGGTGTTGCTCCTGAACTCTCCCACACATTCCATTTATTCACAAATGTTAAATTAAAACAACCACCAGATGTGATTGTATAATTGTATTGGTAATAGTTAGAACAACCATCAACCATAAACATTCTTGTATCATCAAACGCAACTTGAACGGGAGCACAACTATCTAAACTTGATAAGAAGTTTGCTGTCGTTCCTGTATTCTTGTAATAGATACTATTGAGTGGAGAATACCTTGTAAGATATGTAGGACAAGAACCAGTCAATCCTGAAGGACATACTGGCGTTGTATCACCTGATATACAGAATTGTTCCTCTTCACTAACATAGATAACCTGTGCGAAGTCCTCATCATTAGAGATATAAGGCTCAAAGAAACACTCTTGGGTATTATCATCACCTACTATCACCCACGCTCTACCACTCTCTAATTTGTTATATGTTAAATCGATATCGGTATTGGTTGGAGATAATTGTTCGTAGATGGAATAGTAATACTGACCCAAGTAGTTTCCAAACCATACTTCAGGAGGTGATGCCTGTAGATTCACATTACCACCTTCCTTGAATCTAAACTTATCATAACGAACATTACTCGTGATGACTTCAGGAATGAATGATATTCTCTCTTTTGACGCTATATGTTGGAACGAAAAAAGATAGTAAGGGTTGGCAAGTGTCTTATTCATAGACACAGTCGCTATTAAATTATTTAATTGGTTCTTCCTTATTATCAACATATTCGCTTACGATATAATGGGCATCAAGTTTATCATCTATTAGTATAAATAAAATATTCATATTAAGCATCTACTGTGTTTAGAGTAAATCCTAATGGGTTTCCTGCTATTGATTGAGATGAACTTTGTAATGAAGGTAAGTTAGTTGAATAAGGATTATCAAAAGTTGTAGAACCTGTAAATACTTGTAAAGACCCACCAGCATTATTTCCCCTTAAACTACCTGAATAAGTATTAGTAGTAATCTGTTGATTTACCCCATAAATTGCTTGTGATAAAATAGTCCCAAGAAATGCTGATACTTGACCTGGTCTCCAAGTAGGTTGGACTCCACCATTAGTGATTTTATACACAATCCAATAAGCACCAGCACCATAACCACTCATAGAAATATTTGACGGAAAAGTGAAAGTATTTAGACCCAAAGTTGTTGTATTAGCAGTTATACCAGAAACTATTGGAGTTGATGGATAAAGACCAAAAGGATTTATCATCTGTGATGTATAAATTGCTGCTTCCACAGTATCACTTGTAGATGTAGCACTCACCGTATTAAAGGTAATTGATGAATAAGCATAGTTTCCATTATCATAAAAAGGAATTGCTAAAATTATGTTCTGTGTCCCTGATGTGTATTGAGCACCAGCGGTATTTTGGAAACCTGTTCCATAGTGTCTTCCCTTTAATGAAACTAACGAGATAATATTATCACTCTCTAATTGACCCGTAGCAATACGAAGTCCTGTGTTATTACCAAGACCATCTTGAATGGCTTGAAATGAAGATGTTATACCTGTGGTGCTGTCGGCTAATTTTAATAAGCCTTGATAAGTTGATTGGATTGATTGACCCGATAATGATGCCATAATATTTAGTTTGTTGTATAATTTGGAGAAACCCAATCTATGAGTGGTAATTCTGTAATCCAATCAAAATTAGGGTTTTTATTATTGTCTATTTCTTGAGTTGATATAACCCAATTTGGAGGTTCGTTTCCATCCTGAACTGGATTGAAATACCAATCAGGTTGTAATAATTGACCTACCAATTCGTCTTTTTGTGGTATTGTTAAAACTGCTACTTTCATTTAATATGTGTTTCTGTTTAATCTATCAGCCCACTCATTTACTAAAGATGTTAGTATAACCATCTCACTTGGGGTAAGTCCTGAACCTATACTTGCAAATCCCATTCTTCTATCTGTTGGATAAGTAGCAAATCCGTCATCATTTCTTGCTCCTAAATAAATATCATAAGGAATTGTTCCGTTAGTTGTTGTGGTTGATGAGAATATTTGATTACCATTTCTCGTCATATATGAGGTTGTATCACTTGTTCTTGAAACAATATAATAACCAGCCATATTGGCATTAGCAGGTGTGTCGTTAAACATAGAACCTGTAGCGTTGATATTACCTCCTCTATAATTTCCACCAAAAGCAATCGTATCAACAAATAATTCAGTAAAAACTACACCACCTGTCGAAGCACCCATTTCATTACAGTTAGAAGAGAGGGTTTCAGTCCCAACATAATAAGATAAGTGTTGTGAGAAAGTATCCAAAGTTGAACCTGTTAGGAAAGTTCTGGCATAAGTATTTGAGTTATTACCCGTAGCACCATTTGTTCCAAAAGTCCAACCACCATTAAAAGTCAATCTATAAGCACCATCTGTATCTATAGGGTTTTTAGCGTTGAACTTACAAGAAGAAACAACACCACCCAATAAAGGATACATAGCCGTTAATTTACTGTATAATGAGTTGTTCTTTAACTCAACAAATAAAGTATTCGTAGCAGCAGATACTGTGTTAGTTATTCCTGTTCCACCAGCATCAACAACAGCACTTAAATAAGCAGCAGCATCAGCATCAAATGAAAATGGTGAGCAACTATCCCAAGTGTTATTATTCGTATTCCAAGTTATAGATGCTGTATCCCAAACACAATTAGCGGCAGGAGGAGTTGTAGATGGTGTTAAAGTAATAGTAGGAGTTATACTTGGTGTTAAAGTAATTGTTGGTGTGATACTTGGAGTAGGACTAAAAGTAATAGTAGGAGTAATACTTGGAGTTAAAGTAATAGTCGGTGTGATACTCGGTGTCGGAGTGGGTGTCGAAACAATAGGAGTGCTCGAAACCTGTGGAACTACTCCCCCTTGTTGAGATGCACTCATTCCTTGAGCGGCATTTTCATAACCTTCAACTCTCTTAAATCTTGACCTCTTGGCATCCCAACTATCAAACGCATTTGCATTCAACGGAGTTTTAGTTTTACCCTGAACTTGTTTTTGTGGTGAGAAATAGGTTTGTTGTTTCCCTAAAACTCCCCATACTCTTTTGTCT